CGGTATTTAAAAATCAGATAGTTCCTACAGAGTATAAATCTAACATTATTCAGATTGTCCCAAGAGAACTTATCACAAGTGGTACTAGTATTACTTGGGGTGTTAAAATGACAGATGTTGTAAATGATACATTAGATACTACATTCTTTCAAATAGCACCACAGTCAAATCTTGCATTAGAACGACAAAAGAAAATTACAACCTTGTCAGGTAGTTATATTTCGGCTGCTCAATTCGCGTCAGGTTCAAAGCACATTTCACCTATTATTGATCTTGCAAGAAATAGTGTAGTTACAGTTGAAAATATTGTTAATAATGTTGCAACAAATGAAACAAATGCAGAAGGTGGAGATGCATTCGCTAGATATATGACTAGACGGGTAAATCTTAAAGAAGGTTTTGATGCTACATCATTGAAAGTTTATCTAACGGCTAATAGACAGGAAGGAACTATGCTGAAAGTCTATTATAAAATTTTGTCTCAATTTGATCCAGAAGTTTTTGATGATAAACTTTGGACTGAAATGTTAGAAAAAACAAATATGAATAATATTTCTGCTGATGATTCGATTGAAGAATATTTTGAAATTGAATATGAACCTGTTGGTAACAGTACAGATTATACTTTAAATAGCGTTACATATGATAGTTTTAAAACTTTTGCTATTAAAATTGTAATGTTGTCTAGTACTACGACCAGAGTTCCATTAGTTAAAAATTTAAGAGCTATTGCATTAGCGTAAATTATGGATAAATTTATTAGAGATAAAAAATCTAAAGCAGTTTTACAAACGGATCTATCTGGTTTAGATAGATATAAAATGTTAAGACAGCAAAAAATAGAAGAACAGACTGATATAAATACTATGAAAGAAGATATTATCGAACTTAAAGCAACTGTAAAAAAAATTATAGGACAATTAAATGGCTAAAATTGTAAGAAGACGAAGAGGATCGACAATAGAACATTCGGCCTTTACAGGTGCTGAAGGTGAAATTACTATTGATTTAGATAAAGATACTATAGTAGTACATGATAATATTACATTAGGTGGATTTCCTGTAGCAAGAGAAGACTTGAGTAATGTTGATTTATCAAATAAAATTGGTGTTGCAGAATTAAATTTACCAGAAGGAACTTCTGGTCAGTTTTTATCTACAGATGGAAATGCTGGTCTTTCTTTTGAAACAATAGATGTTAGTCTTTCTGCAGTTGGAGGAGATGTTTCTGGTACTGTTGCTAATATTCAGCTTAATGCTAATGTAGTGACTACAATAGAATTACTTGATGCTTGTGTTACAGAAGCTAAAATATTAGATGATTCTATAACATCGCCAAAAATTGCTGATGGTGCTGTTGGTATGTCGGAAATTAATGTATCAGATGGTACATTAGGACAAATAATGACAACTAACGGTGCTGGTGGGTTGAGTTTTAGTGATTCTATAACAGAAATTATTATTATACCAACTCCAGGTCAAATGAGTTTTACTGGATTAACTTATATTGCAGGAAGAATGGCAGTATATTTAAATGGTATTAAGATGCTTAATGGAACTGATTTTGTTGCTAATGATGGAACTACTTTAGCACTAACACAACAAGTCTCAAGTAGTGATAGAATTGAACTTCAAATATTTGCTTAAGGAGAAAATATAAATGTCAAAAGCGAGAGAAATTGCAGATTTACTTGACGATGGTGGTGATGTTGTTATGGAAGCGTTAGATAATATTCCAGCTGGATCCACACCTGATTGGAATACATTATTAAATAAACCTGTTTTAGCACCATCCGCAACAACAGACACAACAAATGCAGATAATATTAATAGTGGTACAGTTGGAGTTAGTAGATTAGGTAGTAATGTTGGAAGTTCTTCAACATATCTCAATGGCGACGGAACATGGACATCAAATTGTACTAATCATTGGAATTGTAACTCAAGTATTCCTAGTAATTGTTCTGATTGTAATGGTAAAGTTGTTAGTGCTGGTGGTAGTACTAGTGTAGCTTACGGTGGGTCTTTGAGTATAAATGCAGCCGGAACTGCAATTTCTTTGACTGCAGGTGTCTGTGCATGTGCATGTGCATGTAATTGTTAATGAAAGGAGAAATGATAAATGTTTAAAAAGATATACGATAGTTTATCGTCTGAAGTCCACATAGAAATTTTATTAAGTGATGATCTAGTTTGTATAAAAACTTGGCTGGAATTGACAGAAGCACAATACCTGGATAATGGAGTTAACCCCGAAGGAGTTGGTTGGGAAAATTTAAATAAAGATAATGTTGATCGAAGTTTAACGGTACCAAATATTTCTTATATGGTATGGCCTGAAGATGTAACAGGTGTTTATCATACAAGACTACCAGTATGTAGAACCTCTGGAGAAAAGAAAAAGGGAGAAGATTTTCTTCCGAATATTCCTGCTGAAATTCGTAATACATATACGAGTAAATTAACTGGGAAATATTTTCAAGTTATTTGTTATAGTTGGATTGATCCTACAGATCCATCAATTATGAGTGGTGAACTTACTGATGCAGCATGTTGGTCAATTGGCGTTCACTATGATGGATATTTATCACCCGCCTGTAATACAATTCCATATACCATTGATACAAAAGCACATCCTTTAAGAGAGTCTAGGCGTCAACAAACACCTGTTACGTTGATGTTATATCAACCATTTAAAGATGATAAATTTACTGATTGTTCAATGACTTTAAAATATAACAGAGGATATGGATTTAGTACTAATGTTCTTACTGGATGGACTAAAGGTAGTGGGTATAATTACTTAGATCAAATGTTAACTGCATTTCCAAAGTTTGTAATTACAAGTGGTGGTGGAACTATTGATGCTGATGGAACTGATACCGTTGAATTTAAAATGACTGATGTAGATGATAATACTATTGATAAAAATACTACTGTTTATCTTGACAATACTGGTGGATATCTACCGAAGAAACGTGTTACAATTACAAACGGTACGGGATCATTTAAAGTTAAAGCTTTAGGTTTAGAATCTACAGATACATTTAAAGTAAAAATAGGCTTTAGATCACTAACTGGTATGAAAGATGTTGATTATACTGTAAATTAAATCAACTTCTTCCTTACATCATGGTTCTGGCTTTGTTATACTTTATATGTGGTGGACTTAGAGATCAAATAGATACATTGATAATATATTAATACTTTAATAGCTTAATCATGAAAGCAACTGATATGGAGAATATGATGAAAGATGAACAGCCAGAACATATAGCATTTTATGCTAATAGAAAGCATGATGAAGAGGATACTAGAATATCTCCTTTAGATGATTTTTCAAAAATAGATCAGTTGTGGTCAAGTCCTTTTCTTGAATCAGATACACAACTTCCACCAAAAATGTGTACTGATCTTTGTAATGTTCTTATACAAAAAGAAGTAGCAATGTCTGAGTTGAAAGAAAAAGAGCCACAGTTTTATTCAATGGCGGAATCAAAAGGATTTTATGCTACTACTCACTATAATCTTTTTAGTGATAAAGACTTAGAAGAATTTCCAAATGAAAAACAATCTATTTTAGAATTTGAAAATATAGCATGTCAGCAGATTCGTTATTATATTCGTAAAGGTTGGGGTGTACAACAAGCAGATGATATGGTCATTGAGGGAAGATGTTTCGGTAATGTACAAGAGTCTGGGGCAAGAACTTATCCACATTACCATCAAGATACAGATGGTGTATTAGTTCATTATTTAAAAATAGGTGATACAGATGTTGATCCTTCAGAACAATTGCAACATGGTAATGAAAAATCACCACGACACGGGATGCATCAAATATTATTTCAAGATCCCAGACCGTCTATCAATTATCCATATTGGGAAAAAATTCATGCAGTAACACCTAGAGTTGGATTAACTTTAATTCATCCAAATTATGTTTGGCATGAATCAAATCCGTGGTTAGGAAAAGGTACAAGAATTTGCATCGTTGTTAATTTTAGAATTATGTCACACGGATATAATGAATTAAGTAAACCCTTTCGAGGATAGATTATGGCACAATTTAAATTTTATTTAGAAAAACAAAAAGATAACAGCGAACTAATTTTAGATTATGATAATGAAACATCAGAGTTACGATATGAGAATGGTGATATTGTAGTACCACAAAATACGTTTAAAGATTTTAAACCATCTTGGAAGATGGATGAAGGAAAAAGAGATTTAACAAAAATAAAAATACAATTAGGACTTAAATGTAATTATTCATGTGAGTATTGTTCACAAAGATTTGTTCCACGTAATCCAGATGATACTTATAAACATGACGATGAAGACGAAAATACAGTAGAAGAAATTTCTAACTTTGTTAAAAGATTTGATAAAGTAACAATTGGAAAAGAGTTACATTTTGAAATGTGGGGTGGTGAACCTTTTCTGTATTTTCCAAAAATGAAATTGTTAACAGAACAACTTCATGAGAAGTATCCAGAAGCAACATATAGTGTTATCACAAATGGTTCTTTATTGAATGATGAAATAATTAATTTCATTCAAAAGTATAATTATTCTGTTTCAATTTCACATGATGGTGTTGGTCAAAAAACAAGAGGACCAGATCCTTTAGAAGATACGGAAAAAAAGAAATGGCTTTTTAAATTACGAAATCTTTTAATTCCTGGTAATAGGTTTTCTGTTAATGCCATGATTCATAAAGATAATGATAGTCGATCAGAAGTTCAAAGATGGATACGAAATAATTTTGGAGTAGTTCCTATAGGTGAAGGTGGTACAGTTGATGCATATGATGAAGGTGGACTGAGTATGTCATGGAAAACTAATGAAGAACATATTCAATATAGACGTAAATCATTTCGTGAAATAATGGGTAAAAAAATAGAGCAGTTTACAATACTACAACAAAAAATTACTGGTTTCGTAGATTCATTAAAAGAACAAAGACCATCTGCATCTTTGTTACAAAAATGTGGAATGGAAGAACCTTCTACAATGGCAGTTGATCTTAATGGTAATGTTACTACTTGTCAAAATGTAACTGTATCTTCTGATAATCCTGCAGGACTGTCTCATCATATAGGACATATGGATGATATAGAAAATGTTAATATTAAAACAGGTACTCATTGGTCTGATAGAGAAGATTGTCCTAAATGTCCAGTATTACATTTGTGTCAAGGAAGTTGTTTATTTTTAAGTCCGGGATCAGATGAATGGAAGGCTTCATGTGATAATGCATATAGTGATAATGTTGTTTGGTTAGCGGCTTCTTTATTTGAAATTACTGGTCACATTTTGTATAAGATTGAAGGAGAACATCCTATAGATCGACATGATATATTTGGGTTTGAAGCAAAAGAAGTAGTGCATGTTTAATAACTGTTATAAATAATACAATAGAGTAAATAAATTATAGGCGGAAAAGAACATGGCAAAATTAGTTCAAAGACGAAGAGGTACTACTGTAGATCATGTCAACTTTATTGGTGCTGTTGGTGAAATAACAGTTGATACTACTAAAAATACTGCTATAGTACATGATGGATCAACAGTAAAAGGTTTCCCTCTTGCATTAGAAAATATGTCTAATGTTGTTGGATCACCAGTAGGTGGTGGTGTTGGTATAACACAATTAAATGTTAATGATGGTAGTGCTAATCAATTATTATCTACTGATGGTTTTGGTAATCTTTCTTTTGCAACGGTTGAAATTAATGTTTCAAATCAATCAGTTGGTGGTGATGTTACTGGTATTGTAAGTAATATTCAAATAAGAAGTAATGTTGTAGGTGTTAATGAAATAGATGTACTTGAAGGATCTCTTGGACAAGTGTTAACTACTGATGGTAATGGTGGATTAACATTTACGTCTAAATCAAATGTTAGTGATGCTCCAGTTGGTGGAGATGTTAGTGGTACAATTTCTAATATTCAAATAAATGCTAATGCTGTTAGAACAAATGAAATTATAGATAATGCTGTTACTAATAGTAAGTTAGCTGTTAACTCTATTAGTACAATAAAAGTTATAAATTTAAGTATTACAGCAGATAAGTTATCAGCAGATGCTGTTTCTACTATAAAGATTGTTGATGGTGCTGTAACAAATGCTAAAATTGATACAGTTGATGCCAGTAAGTTAACAGGTGCACTTCCAGCAGTAGATGGTAGTAATTTAACTAATCTTCCTTATGATACGTCTTTTGCTGCTGGGTATGATACAGATATGGTACCAGAAGATTTAGTTAACAATGGTACTTATGCTGAAATGGTTATGTCTAGGAATGGAACATTTGTTGGTGAAGTAGGACATGTTGATGTACAACCTACCGGTAGTCCACTTATCTGTGATATATTAAAAAACGGAGTATCAATTTATTCTACTAAACCACAATTTGCTATTAGTACAGCAGCTATGACTCCTGGTATAATATCTTCAACTTCTGAAGGTTTTCTGTCTGGTGATACAATAACATTTAAGGTTACACAAATAGGTAGTGGAACTGCAGGTCGCGGCCTTCGATTCACATTAAACGGAAAAGGTCCTTCATAAATGGCTCATTTAGCACCACAGTTTATAGGTAGACGTGGAGGAGTAAAAGGAACTTTTGGTGGTGACATATCTTATTACAGTTCCTGGAAAATTCATACATTTTCTACAAGTGCAACATTTACTTATCTTGATAGTAGTTCTGGTACGTTAAATGGTGCACTACTTCAAATTGCTGGAGGCGGCGGTGGATCTGGAGGTCAGGGCGGTGGTGGTGCTGGAGGTATGGTTGTAACGCCTACTTGGATTATTACACCAGGTGAATATAATATGGTTGTTGGTGGTGGTGGTTCTCAAACAACAATTGGTTTTAATAGTAGTATTGGAGTTCCTGGTATATCAGATGCTATTGGTGGTGGATATGCTAATGGTCCAGGTGGTTCTGGTTCTGGAGGAGGAACTTCAGGACAAGGTGGTGGTACTGGAACTGCTGGTCAAGGAAATAATGGTGGCGGCGGATCAAATTGTGGAGGAGCAACTGGAGGTGGTGGTGGAGGTGGTGCTGGAGCTGCTGGAGCGGGCGCAAATGGATTTGGTGGTTGTCCAGGATGTGGTGGTTGTAATGGGGGTGGATCAGGAGTAGGTGGTGCTGGTTTATCGAATAGTATTCAAACTGGTACTGCTATATGGTATGCTGGCGGTGGTGGAGGTGGAGGTGGTAATACAAGTGGTAATAGTGGAAACTCTGCTGGAGGAGTAGGTGGTGGTGGAAATACTGGAGCATCACCAGGAGCTGCAGATGGAGGAGATGGTTTGGGTGGCGGTGGTCATGGTTCAGGAAGTGGGGCAACTGCCGGCACTGGGGGGAGTGGTGTAATCATTATAAGGGTACCGAATATATTTGTATAAGGAATTTAAATGTCATATTTTGCAAAAGTTATAGATAATAAAGTTGTTAATGTAATAAAAGCTGAACAAGATTTCATAGATAAATATGATGATGGTTTAGGTGGTGAATGGATTCAGACTTCTTATAATACATATGGTGGAAAACATTACGATAGAACTGGTGTAGAAGATGTTAAACCAGCATTAAGATATAATTATGCTGGTTATGATTTTACATATGATAAAGAGAAAGATGCTTTTATTCCTCCAAAACAATATCCAAGTTTTGTATTAAATGAAACAACAATGCGATATGAACCTCCAATCCCTTATCCAACAGGATTGAATGGTGGACCAAATAGATTTGTTTGGGATGAACAACATTATATTGAATATGGTGAGTGGTTAGATATGTGGGATACCTCAGATGCTTTATCACAACATAATCCAGATTCAAAATATTATTTGGAAGATGTTATTAAGTATGAAGATCCTAATTATGAATTTGATGATCAATCTTATAAATGGTAATACATGGCTACAGCAGAAGAACATAAAAATAGAATGACACAAGCAGAACGTGAAAAGAAAATGACATGGGAAGAAATTCGTGATGATTCTATTAGTAAATTAAAAGATTTAGTATCAAGTGTAAGTAGTGGGTTTATAGAAAAAGAAAAACAAGCTGCACGATATAAAATATGCGAAGAATGTCCAGAATTTAGAAAATCTTTAAGACAATGTAAATTATGTAGTTGTTTTATGCCAGCAAAAACATTGTTTAACAAATCTATATGTCCTAAAGGTTATTGGACGTAGGAAATATAGTAGTATTATAAAGGGGAAAATTAATGCCATCAGCAATATCGGTAAACGTAACAGATACATTTGAACAATGGCGCATAAAAACAAATCAAATTAGTATAGATGTTTTTGATGCTATTAGAAATATAGATGAAGATGCTACTCCTCGTTTGGGTGGTGATCTATATTTAGATAATTCGGATGCGGCAAATCCCGGTTCATATGATATTCTTGGAACAGGTAATATTAATATCACAGGTACTATTACATCTAGTGGTGATATTAGTACGACTGGTGATTTAGCAGTTACAGGTGCTATTTCTGGTGCTCATTTTGGTGTTAATTCTACTAATGGTAATGTTACGGGTACTAATTGGTCTGTCGATGGACCTTCGGGTGATATGAACGCAATAACTTTTAAGGGCACTCTTAATGGTGTTGTTCATCCAATTACAACTGGTACAACTCAAGCAGCAAATAGTATGAATACAAGAATAGCAACAACTGAATATGTTGATACAGGAATTAATGCTATTTCTCTTAATTTGGCATCATTGACTGATACTACAGTCACTGCTCCAGCACATCAACATCTTTTAATGTATAACAGCGGTACTAGTAAATGGGAAAATCAAACAATTTTAGGTGCTGGTGTACCTAATCAACAATTTACAGTAGCAATGGCTGTTGCACTTGGATACTAATTTTAATCTTATAAATATTTGTAATTCATAAAATAAAAGGACAACGTAATGCCAAACGTATTTAAAAACGCACACAAACAAGGTGTAACAACTATAACAGATGTATACGAGGCGCCTGCTAGTAAAACTAGTATTGTTCTTGAAATGGATGTTGCAAATGTAACAAACATGTTAGTTCAAGTATCCGTTACTGTTACAGATAGTGATGCTTCACCTAGCGCAACGTCAACATATTTAATTAAGTCTGCTCCTTTACCGACTGGTGGTACTTTACAAGTTGTTTCAGGTCAAAAAATTATATTAGATGCAGGAGATAAAATTCAAGTAACAGCTACCGGAACTTGTGATGTTGTTGCTGCAGTCTTAGAAGACATTAATACATAAAGGATCTAGTTTATGCCATATTTAGGAACAGCACCTACTCCATTCGCTTCACCAGAAACTTTTGAAGACGTTTTTGCAGTTGTTACCCCACAAAATGTTTTTACTCTAAATAGAGATGCCACAAGTAAATCGGATATTATTGTTTCAATCAATGGTGTTGTACAACACGGTGGTTCTTATGAATTATCAGGTGTTGGTAATAGAACTATTACACTTGATAACAATTGTTTAGATAATGATGAATTTAGAGTTTTACACATGGGGTTTAAGGCGATCAGTATTAATACGGGAGCGCCAAATGATGATTCTGTATCAGCTCAAAAACTAACAGTTAATTCTGTATCAACTGTAAAAATTCAAGATGACGCTGTAACGTCTGTAAAAATTAATGATGGTGCTATTAGTAGTAATCATATTAATTCATCATTAAAACTGTCTGGACCTTCTATTGGTTCTAATAGTATTATAAGAACTAACGCAAAAACAATTGATGAAGATATAGTATTTACTGGTAATGAAAATGGAATGACTGTTGGTCCTGTTACCGTAGGATCAGGGTATTCTGTACAGATTGTCTCTGGTAGTACTTGGACTATTATTTAAAAGGAATATATAAATGGCATCAACATTAAAAGTAGATCAAATAGAAACTCCAAGCGGGGTAGGTAACATATCATTCGCACAACCTATCAGTGGTGATGGAAGCCAATTAAGTGGTGTTGGTTTAAATGTTGGAGGAGGTACAGTTACTGCTGGTGATGTTCTATATTATGATGGGACTACTTGGACTCGCTTACCGAAGGGAACTGCTGCTCAAGTTTTAAAAATGAATACCGGTGCAACGGCGCCAGAGTGGGGTACTGATGCCATAGGTAGTGGAGGAATTACAGTGCCCGCGAGCTCAGTTGCAGGTGATACTCTTTATTATGATGGATCAGTTTATACAAGACTTGCAAAAGGTGCAGCTGCACAAGTATTAACTATGAACACAGGTGCTACTGCTCCAGAATGGGCAACTGTTGCTGCTGCAAGTGGTGGTGGTGGTGCATGGGAATATGTAGAAAAAGTTATTCCAACTACAGCAATTTCTGTTTTAGTACTTCAAGCAAATATAGCATCTGGTTATGATTATTTAGTGACATGGGAAAGAATACGTCATCAAGGTGATACTATGCTTACTTGTCATTTAATGAATGGATCAGGTCCTACACAAGTTTCCTCAGGTAATCTAGGTTATTCACATTATGCAGGACCCGGTCAACATGATCACGCAGTTCAAGCAACCGATGAATTCCACGTATCAAGAGTAAACGCTAGTGGTGGTGGGTCTACTGAAGATCAATGGTGGGGTTCGATGATGTTAATCAATCCGGGTGCCGCTTTAGAAACTTCTGGTTGGTTTGAAGGTGGAATGCGAAATGCACAAGTTGTATATACTACATCTGGACATTGGATAAACGATACTGCTGAAGCAATAACTGGTCTCACTTTTGGTGGTTACGGTGCTATGACAGCACAAGGAGAGTTTATTTCTTATAGGAGAAAAAGATCAGCATGATAATTAATCCAGAAGATGCAGTAGGAAATTATAATCAAGTTGTAGTTTATGCCAATCCAGATGCTCCTGCAGGAGAGAAAATTCAAGCAGTAGATGATGCTACTGGAGAGATATTATACAAAGTAGTTCCATGTAATAAGACAGAGAATGATAAAATACAGGGATGGATAGATGAAGCTCCTGCAAGAGATATGACAAGAATTAGAGAACATAGAGATGGATTGTTAGCATCTACAGATTGGACTGCTAATTCTGATGTAACGATGAGTTCGGACATGACCACTTATAGGCAGATGCTAAGAGATATTCCAGCAACTAATACCGTCTACGAAGATGTAGATTGGGGAACAAAACCATAGGAGATAAGAAATGGCAGTTACTATCAACGGAGATGGCACAGTAACTGGTGCTACATTAAATTGGATAAACCTAGGTACTGATTCTATTGATGAAGATGATATTGCAGCAAATGCTGTTACATCTACCGAATTAAATGATAATGCTGTTACTACTGCAAAGATAGCTGATAATGCAATCACGGGTGGAAAATTAAATGTTTCTTTACTTAAAGGAGATGTTCTATATAGTAGTGGTCCAAATGCATTAGCAAAGCTTCCGAAGGGTCTTGAAGGACAAGTATTGACAATGGGTGCGAGTGGAGTACCAACGTGGACTACTCCTACTGTTGCAAGTAATACATGGGCTCATGTTGAAACTTATGCTACAACAGGTGCTGAGGTAGGAAATTATGTTTATATGCTTCAAAATAATGTTCAATTAGGATATGATTATCTTCTTACATGGAGAGATATTCGACAAGGTGCCGACCTAAATCTCCAGATGAATATTATGACAGGAGTTACTCCAACAGCACTTAATACAGATTATTTAGGAACAACTCATTTTGCATACAATACAACTCATACAGCTATTCGTGAGTCTACATCTTACATAAGTTTATCACATACTAATACATTTACAGGTGCTGATGCAGGAGATGCTCATTATGGAGAGCTCACCTTTCTTGAGCCTGCAAGACCATATCAAAAAGCAATGTTTGGTTTGAGTGGGCAACGTAATGTAGATATGGGGGAAGTCTATACTGCTCATCAGCATTGTTGGAATATAAATGTAGAACCAATGACAGGAATACGCATTGGTGATGGAGGTAATGCCTTTAGGGCGCCTGAGATTCACAATGGTGGCACAAACAGTCCAAAATTCATTGTATATAAAAGAAAAATTAGTTAATCAAACCTGTATAAATATAAGAAAGAAACTTTGGAGATAAAAGAATGGCACAAATAGATTTAGATGGATACAATTCACGGTTATATATTAATGAATTGCGTAGCCAATCTACTTCAACTATTGTAATACCAAGTTCTACAACATTAGTTGTTGATACTTTATCACTTACTAATTTGAAAGGTGATGTTACTTTAGCTGCAGGTTATAGTATATCTATAACAGACACTGCTGGATTAAGTATGGGTGGAGTTCCTATTAAAGCTGGCGGAGTAAAGACATGGGAAAATAAATCTAGTACATTTACAGCAGTAGCTGGGAGTGCATATATAGTTGATACAACTAGTGGTGCTTTTGATGTATCATTACCTAATGGACCTAGTTATGGTGATACGGTTGTTTTTTTAGATGCCGCAGGTTTGTTCGGAACTAATAATATGACACTTCTTGGTAATGGAGAAAAGGTTGTAAGAGTAGTTGGGCAGGATTTAGCAGTTGATGAAGATGATACTTATATAGAAATGGTTTATAGTGGAACAAGTTTTGGTTGGTTAGTAGGTGCTACTAATTTAGTACTATAATAAAAAGGAAGATTTAAATGGCATATATAGGTCGTGGGTTACAATGGGGTGAATTTGCAAAACAAACAATTGGATCAGGAACTGCTACTCCTGTGTTTGATGGAGCAGCAACAGGACCATGGACATTGGATTTTCAATCAAACGCAAATAGTTTATTAGTTGTTCTTGATGGACAGATTCAAGAACCTAATGTTGACTTTACAGTACCTACAGGAACACCAGATTTCAGTTTTGTAACTGCTCCAACAGCAGGTAAAAATTGTTATATAATTTTTCTCGGACAAGAATTAACTAGTATGTCTAATCCATCAATGGCAGATTTACAAGTAGCGATTAATATATCTGAAGCAAATATTTCGATAGCGGCCGTTGATCAATCTATAGCATACTCATTGGCATTAGGATCATTAGGATAATAAAGGAGAAACTAAATTGGCTAATACATTTAAATTAGTAACAAAAACAGGTGGGTCTACTACAGCGACGACGCCAATAACTATTTTTACGGCAACAACAAAAACAGTTCTTATCGGTCTTTCAGTAGCAAATCTTATACCAAATAGTATCACTATTGATTTAGAAATGGATAGTACTACTTCAGGAAATGCAAGTAGTATTTATATTGGAAAAGGATTACCAGTACCTTCTGGAAGTTCGTTGAATGCATTAACAGGAAAAATTATTATGGAAATTAATGATGTTCTGAAAGTAACAAGTAGTGCAGATAATTCGATTGATATTGCTTTAAGTTTTATGGAGATTAACTAATGGCGTTGGATAAATTAGATATTACAATGCTCGAGGATGTAGGGACTGGTGCAAATCAGTTAGTACAGTTAACGGCAAGTTCAAAATTACCTGCTCTCGATGCAAGTTTATTAATTAATTTAACTGCAGCAAATCTTGTTGGTTCATTGCCTGGTGCTGATGCTTCTGCATTTACTAATTTAACTGCTGCTAATATTAATGGAATATTACCAGATGATACTTTTCCAGCAATTTTACCCGCACGTAATGGTCAAGCATTAACAAATTTAACTGCATCTGCTCTTGTTGGTGCATTTGGTGCAGCTGATGGAAACGCTTTAACAAATATTAATGCAACAAATCTTGTTGGTACTATGAACTCTTCGGTTATATATGCTGGAGATGGAGGTCCATTAACAAATTTAGATGCTGCTAATATTGGTCAAGGTACAATTCCAGATGCAAGATTCCCAGCAATATTACCTGTACTTGATGGAAGTCAACTCACTAACGTACCTGCCTTAATTGTAGGAGATGGTTCTGCATTAACAAACTTAACAGGAGCTAATGTTACTGGTGCAGGAACATTACCATCTACTTTACTTACTGGTGCATTTCCTGTACTTGATGGAAGTAACCTTATTAATGTACCTGCATTACTTGTAGGAGATGGAAGTGGATTGACACTACTAGACTCATCACAACTAACTGGTACTTGTGCTGCAATAAACGGGTCACTTATTACCGATATTGACGGAGCAAATATTACTACTGCTTTACCTGCAATAGATGGTAGTGCATTAACTGCTATTACTGCTTCTAATCTTGTTGGATCTGTTCCATTATCAAATTTAGTTGTTAAACAAATTTACAGTAATACTAAAGTAGACAGTTTTTCTACTAGTTCCGATACATTCGTTGATGTAACTGATATGGAAATAACTATCACTACTTCAGCTACTAATAGTAGGATTCTTATTTTTGGACATCTTGCGTTAAGTGCTACTTCAAATTATAGTTGGGGTGGTTGGCATGTTAGATTGACAAGAGATGGTACTGTATTAAAAGTTGGAACAGATACTACAGCTCCTTCTGGTGGTGGAACAGCTAATGATGAATATGGTGTTATAGGTGGTCTTACTAGAAGTGATCCACTTCATGCAACACACCCAGCACCATTTCATGAAATTGATGTACCGACCGTGGCATCTGGTACTACGTTAGTTTATAAAGTACAATTAGCCGCAACTCATATATTTACAGGTTCATTATGTACTGTATATGTTAATAGATCGGCACTACCAGGTGCTGCAAATGGTTCAGGTGTCGGTGTATCAACTATAACAGTTATGGAGGTAGCAGCATAATGAGAGATCAAGCTATTAGAACGGTACATACTAGTGTTGTTTCTATTAATGGTGGTGTAACAGCTTATGATGTAGATGGTAATGAAGTCACTTTAGATGAAACAAAAATTACAGCAGAATTAGATAAATTAACAACAGCATATAATGATGCTGAATATAAAAGAAAAAGAATTATTGAATATCCAGCTGTTGAAGATCAATTAGATATGTTATGGCATGCGATGGATGATGGTACATTAACAAAAGTAGATGCTTTCTATGATGCAAATAAAACTGTAAAAGATAAATATCCAAAGGGAAATTAAATGAGCTACTATTTAGGTTACGAACCGACACAGGGTGATGCTATAATCGACACGTTTACGTGCGATGGCATGACGGACATATACACATTAAATCAATCACCAGCATATATTCATACACTAGAAGTTTCAGTTGGTGGATTAATACAAAGTTTTGATGCATTTACTTTATTGACTTCTAATGGTGGTCGCGATTTACAAGTACCAGGATGTGTTGCAGGGGTGAAAATAATAGTAAGACAACATGGTGAAAAATATGCAGTTGGCACCGTGTCAAACAATACAATAACTACAACTCATATTCAAAACAATGCTATAACCAATTCAAAGATACTTTCTTTAGATGCTAGTAAATTAACAAACTTGGCGCCCCCTAAGAAACAGTATGGTGAATGGCAACCAACCCTAACGACGCATGGTACTGTAGAGTCTAATAAATCATACCATGTCGATACAACTGACGTTCTATATTTAAATTCATTTCAAGATTCAAGTGGTACTACAGAACAAGCTATAGATGAGAGTTTTCACGCACACACAATTCATTGGTGGGATGCTGGTTCTTTGACAAATCAAGATCCTCCTGCTTCAATGATTGATACTGTAAATTATAAAGTGGGTTCTAAATCAATGTATTTTGATCCTTCACTTTCACAAAATATTCAAATAGCAGAATATAATTTTAACCATGAAGATTGGGATTTTCTAACTAAACCTTTTACAATTGAAATGTGGATAAGACCAAATCTTTTTAACAATAGAGCTTTGATTGGATTTGCAAGTCATAATATTGAATTAAATTTACAAATGGATGCTTCTGATCCAGATATAGGACATCTTCAATATGTAAATAATAATACATCTTATGACCAATCTACTATGACTGGTGGACATACGAATGTTCTTGCACGAGGTCTTATAAAAAAAGATGAATGGGCTCATGTAGCTGTTACCAGAAATGGAAATGGTGGTACTACAATGTGGATTAATGGTATTAATGCATATCAGAATTGGAATATGGCAAAGCATCCTACTGCTGATGATGCATACGGTCACACAATAATGGATACGTTTGGTGCTGCTGATGCAAGTAGAACAGCAGGTCAATATGATGGTGTAACAGGAACATCAAGTAATGCGAATTCTACAGTAGGAACATTCGATATTACTGTTGATGCATCAACTGGTAATGTTTCAACAGTTACAGTTGCTACTGCTGGTTATGATCATGTCGTTGACGATACAATTACAATTTTAGATTCAGCATTAGGTGGTGGTGGAGCTGCAAACTTTACAATGGATGTTCAAACACTCACTCCAAATTCAGGTAATGCTAATATAGCAGTCGATTCTAATGCTTATACAACTGGTGGTGGCGGTCTTGTAATTGGTAATGATTCAAATAATAATTATTTTAAAGGTAATATAGATCATGTTCGTATTTCAAAAGTTGCAAGATATGGTGGAATTCAGAGCGTTGCGAATGATAGTACAGTAAATTTTACACCATCAACAACAGCTTGGGTACCAGATTCAGATACGTTGTTAATACTTAATGTAGACGATACACGAATGCCATTCGTTGCTGGTATTGACCATAGTACTGGTGGAACAAATGGTAAAGCAGGTGGTCCAGCAATTAATTCGGATATAACAAAGTTTGGAAAGTCTTCTCTTAAACTTAGTGGTGACGGAGATTTCTTAAAACAAGCCATGTCAGATAAGTGGGCTTTTGGTACAGGAGATTATACCGTAGAGGCTTGGATTTATAAAACTGAAGGTCAAGATCAAACTCTTGTGGGTAATGCAAGTACTGGTAGTCCTAATACAGATTGTTGGATATTGCAATCTAACCATGGATTTGATGCTTATCATGCTGGAATAATGTGGAATCACGGAAATGGGAATCTTATTGCTAGTCATACCCCTTATGATTATACTTTAGAGGAATGGCATCATGTAGCTGCGTGTAGAGAGGGTGGAGAGTTAAGATTATATATAGATGGTGTATGTGCACAAACACCAGTTACAGGTGATACTACTGATTATACTAAACGTAACGAATTGTGGGTTGGTGCATCTGAGCAGTATTTGACAACTAATATGTTTAATGGCTATATTGACGATATGAGAATTAGTAATATTGCAAGATATGGTGTCGGATTGGGAAATACAATGGGAGACCAAGTCTTTTCATTACCTACTGAACCTCATGTTACAGATGCTAATACACTAACCTTAATTCGTATGGAACCAACAAATTTAAATATAACATTGCCTGTATCACCAGTTGCAAATGATGTAATAAATATTTGGGATATTGGTGGTCAATGTGGAACTAATCCAGTTCATCTTTTAAGAAATGGGAAATATATAAAAAAGTTAACCGATATTGTTGCTCTTGATAGTAATGGTTTCTTTGCTACTTTAGTTTATAAAGACGAAACGTATGGGTGGTTAATAGTACCGAGGTAAAATTTATATTATAAATAATATATGAAGGGGTGAAT